GATGGAATGGTAGTTAATGCTGATGGTAATTTTTATAATGATGCTGGCGGGCATATTCAATATGCTGCAGCAACAGGTTATGGACCTGCTGATTTTATAGTAGGTAAAGGCGGAAGCCAATATGGGACAGTAGACCCATTTACTTCTGGACTTTCTCAATTATTTCCTTTAGGAAGTAGATTACTTTACGGCAACACTGTTTATGCTTATGGTAGATTAGCAGCAACGGCTGTTACAGCAGGAAAATGTGTAACTCACGCTGCTTCAATAGCACATCACTTTGATCTAACACCGACTGCTGGTGTGGCTGCTGGAGAAACTGCAATTTCAGTTGAAACAGCAGGTACTGACATAACAGCTAACCAATACAAAGATGGTTATCTTTATGTTAATGATGCCGCAGGTGAAGGTCAAATGCTTAGAATTAAATCTAACCCAGCTCACGATCATTCAGCCGATCCTTCAATAATAATTACTTGTTATGATGATTTAGCAACAGCTATAACAACAAGTTCACGAGTAACTTTAATTCCTGATCCAAGAAGTGCTCAAATTGTTCAAGCTGCTACAACTACAGGTGCTACACTAGGTGCAACAGTAGTCGACATGGCTGCTAGTGCTTACGGTTGGTTCTCAGTTTCAGGACCAGCTACAATATTGACTTCAGGAACACTTGTAGTTGGTAACCACGCAGTACCTTTAGGTGCACCAGGTGCAGTTGGACCAGCAGCAGGAGATGTTATTCAGGTAATTGGTACAGTTATGATTGTTAATGTAACTACCGATTACTCATTAATTAACCTTACAGGTATTATCTAAATTAGGAGTTAATTATGGCAGACGCAGTCACCAGTCAAAAAATTATTGATAATGACAAAAAGCTTGTCTATAAATTTACTAATATATCCGATGGATCAGGAGAAGCATCTGTTGCTAAAATAGATGTTTCTGGTTTAAATACTAATGAGGAAGGGGAAACTTGCACAAGAGTTACCATTACTCAACTTTGGTATGACATCGGAGGCTTTAGGGTTGCTATTGAATGGAACGCTTCTACCAATGTGGTTGCGCTTGTTCTTGGGGGCAGTGCCGCAGTAGGTGTCTCATCAGGTTATTATGACTTTAGAGAATGGGGCGGTATTCCAAATAATGCGGGTAGTGGTATAAACGGGGATGTTGATCTAACAACTCATGGGCATACTGCACACGATCATTATACAATAGTGGCAGAATTTATTAAAAGTTATTAATAATGGCTACATCAGGCACTCGTGCATTTAGTTTAAATGTAGCGACAGCGATAGAAGAAGCATATGAGCTTGCGGGTTTAGAAGCCCGCACCTCGTATGATGCAGTTACCGCTAGGCGCTCTTTAGATATAATGTTTGCAGATTGGTCTAATCGTGGTGTCCAAATGTGGGAAGTGAGTAAACAAACTCAAACTCTTACAAAAGGAACTAATGAGTATACTTTAAACTCGTATGACATCGATATACTAGATGCGTATATCGAAAGAACGATTAATGGAACGGTTACTGATTATCAATTAACCAGGATTGATCGTAATGAGTATTTAAGTATACCAACTAAAACTACAGAGTCTCGTCCAACTCAATTTTGGTTAGAAAGACTAACGACTCCTGTTGTTCATCTTTATCCCACACCCGAGAATTCAACGGACAAACTCATTTACTATTCTTGGCAAAGAATACAAGATGCGGGAGCTTCTAGTAATGACACAGACATCCCAAGTCGTTTTATACCCTGTTTAGTTTCAGGTTTAGCTTATTACTTATGCATTAAGAAAAATATTCAAAAACTTCCTGTAATACAGGCATTATATGAAAAAGATTTACTAAACGCGTTACAATACGATGCTGATAGATCTTCGGTTCACTTAGTACCAAATAGAGGGTATATTTAATGGCATACGCTAGTGGTAAACATGCTTTAGCTATCTGTGACAGATGTGGGTGGCAATATCCGTATTTATCTATGAAAACAGAATGGGATCATGCCCGTGTTTGCCCCGAGTGTTACGAACCAAAACATCCGCAATTAGATCCAATACAGGTTCCTATAGACGCAGAAGTTTTATGGAAACCTAGACCTGACGTACCGTTGCCTCAATCAGGATTAGGAAAAGTTACAACTACAAATCTCTCTACAGATGTTATTAGTGAAACAGGAACTAATGCAATGGTGTTTCAAGATGACCCTAATATAGGTAGTAAGTTTAGTGGAGAAGAAGGAACAGGCGCACTAGGCAACTTAACAGTGAGTACAAGCTGATGGCAGGGTTTACAAAAAGTGGGTTAACCACGGCAATCCAAAATTACATGGAAAACACGGAAACGACCTTTACCGCGACTATTCCTACGTTTATTCAACAAGCCGAAGAAAAACTTCTAAAATCGGTACAACTGCCTGTTTTCCGTAAAAATGTAACAGGTACGGGAACTGCGTCCAATACTTACTTACAAATGCCTAGTGATTTTTTAGCTCCGTTTAGTTTAGCTGTTTTAAACGCAAGTAATGAATATACTTATTTATTATTAAAACACGTGTCCTGGATTAGAGATTATACTCCCCTTGCAGCGACTACAGGAGATCCGTTATATTACGCGGAGTTTGACGACGCTAGTTTTATTTTAGCTCCGACCCCTAGCTCAGGGTTTACTTTTGAATTACATTATTTTTACAGACCTGAGTCTCTAACTGAGGGAGCAGACGGAGGAACAACTTGGTTAGCTACAAACGCGTCTAATGCACTACTATACGCATGTTTACTTGAAGCAGCTATTTTTATGAAATTAAATCCTGCAGAAATTCAAATATATGATACAAAATATCAAGAAGGATTGGCTAGATTAAAAATATTGGGAGAATCTAAAGCTATTCGAGATGAAGCTCGGTATGATAATTTAAGAGTTCCTCCACAACCATGATAAAAAAACCTATCCCAGAATTAAAAGGAAAAAACGTAGCTATAGTTGCTATGGGTCAAAGTCAAATTGATTATCATTTAGCTAGAACACACAGCTTAACTTTTGACGAAGTTTGGGCAGTTAACGCCATGATAGGGGTTTTACCTGATATTGATAGAGCTTTTGTATTAGACCCCATGAGTCGGTTTTTAGATACGGAAGACGCAGGATCTATGACAGCTATGATGCGAAATCGTTTGCCTCAAATACAATACCCGATATACACTTGTGAACTAGACGACAGAGTTCCTTCAGCAGAAGAGTTTCCTTTAAACGCTTTAGTTGCAGATTTAGGCTGTGCTTATTTCAGCAACACGGTTGCTTATGCCATAGCTTTTGCTCTTTGGAATAAGGTAAGTCATTTAACTGTTTTTGGTGTAGATTTTACTTATAAAGGCAATATGCATTTTGCCGAAGCGGGAAGGGCTTGTTGTGAATTTTGGTTAGCTAAATGCATGGATCAAAAAATTGAAATTTCTGTTGCTCCTCGTTCTAATTTATTAGATACTGATGTAGAGACTCAATACAAATTGTATGGTTATCATCGTTTAGATGATCCATTTATTACTTACATAAAAGAAGATAAAATGCAAGTATGTAAATGGTCAGAGGTAGAAAAAGAAAAACAAGAATTTATAGGGATGATAGGAAGAGACGATTTAGAGTTTAACGCACCTGAACCAAGTAAATATTAATGCAAACACAAGAATTTTTATCAGAATTAGGAGACTTAGGAGTCACCACAACGAACCACAGGGGTCATACAGTAGAAGAAGTAGCGGAAATGGCTACTAATAAATTAGTTTCTATTAGTGATGATGCTCCTGCACCCATTAGGGCTCAAGCTCATGCCTTTAGAAATGCATGCAAAGAAGTGATTAATTTTTATATACAAGAGGGAATTAAAAACCATATGTGTACAATATGTAATCAATTAGAACAACAAGGTCATAAAGACCTAGCAAATATTATAAGGAGACTATAATGGCAATAACACAAGCGATGGCAACAAGTTTTAAAAAAGAACTTTTGGAAGCTAAACATAACTTTTTAGCATCTGGAGGAAATAGTTTTAAACTAGCTCTTTACACGAGTTCAGCCACTATGACTGCAGCAACTACTGCGTATGTAACAACTAACGAAGCTACGGGTACAAACTACACAGCAGGCGGGTCAGCACTTACAAACGTAAACCCATCAAGTTCTGGAACCACAGGGTTTACAGACTTTGCTGATTTAACTTTTGGTACAGCAACTATAACCGCAAGAGGGTGCATGATTTATAATGACACCAACGCTGATCGAGCAGTTGCCGTATTTGATTTTGGCGGAGATAAGACTTCTACAGCGGGTAGTTTTACTATATCTTTCCCAACTGCGAATGCGAGCAATGCTGTTATTAGAATAGCGTAAATTTAGCGTATGGCTAAGATTAACGGTTGGGGTAGAGGTACTTGGGGTCAATTAACCTGGGGCGAACCACTACCCGTCGTTATAACAGGAGTCGCAGGAACTACTGCGTTAGGTTCAGAAACAGCTACAGGTTCTGCCATTGTATACCCAACTACAGTCGCAGGCACAGGAGCTGTAGGGACACTTATAGCAGCAGGGTTTGCGATCACAGGTGTTTCAGGAAATGCTTCAACAGTTTCTGTTGGAGAGGAAACTGTTACGGGTGCCGCAAATGTTTATCCAACCACAGTCGCAGGCACAGGAGCTGTAGGAAGTGTTAGCTTATCTACTACTAATGTACTTTCTATTTCAGGGGTTGAAGCAACAGGAGCAGTAAATAGTCTTACTATTGACGCTGAAACAAACGTCCACATTACAGGAGTAGAAGGTACAGGAAATATAACAAGTTTAATAATTTGGGGACTCGTAATCCCTGGACAAACAGCTAATTACAGCGCGATTTCTACAGGACAGACAACAAACTGGGAAGAAGTTGCTTAACTAATCTGAAAAAAGAGAATATAATCAAACAGGACGGAGAATAAATAATGGCAAGTACATACGTTAA